TCTTGATAAACTCCGCAAGGCAACTATCAATTGGGTAATGCAACCTTTGGGTAGCAATACCGATAAATATTTGGACAAAAAATTTTGGCTGGATTCTAGTGATCGTTTAATGTATGAAGGTAAAGCACCTGAGCTTTCTGATACTAAAGCTGCTAGAATGCCTGCATTCTTTGAACATAGTAATGTAAACCTTCCACAATATGCCTGACTTAAATTTACTTGATGTTCGTGGCATGACAGCTAATGCTATGTTGTCTAAGTTAAATGAATCCTTCCCACCAGTAAACCCTAACCCTGAAGATACAATGGAAAAAATTATGTATAGGTCTGGTCAACGTAGTGTCGTTGAGTGGGTCATTCAATATATGGATGAAAATTAATGGGAGTAAGTACTGAATATTATAATCCCGCACTTGCTACAAGTGAAGAAAAAGGTCTTAGTCAATTTGGCGATGCAGATCTTGCTGCTAATAGATCGGCTGGTTTTTCAGATCAAGAGATTCTAGAATTTTTGGATGCTAATCCAGAAACCTTGAATCCTCAGCAACAACCTGGTGTACCTGGTGGTATTTATGAACAAGTATCTTTAGGTGCACAACAAGAAAGCAGAAGGGAAGCTGAAGAAGCTCAAAGGCAACAAGAATTAGACCGAATAGCTGCTGATGCTCAAGCTGAACAAGAACGATTAGCTAGAGAACAAGAGGAACGTTTGAAAGAATTAGAAATTGCTAGTAGGACTGCACAACAAAATCAACTTGCTGGTAGTAGAACTGCTCAACTTGAACTACAAAGTATTTCTAATTTACCTGGTTCACAAGGTGGTACAAGTGCATTTAAACGTAGACCTTTACAAATTAAACCACAAGTTTCAACAGGATTGTCTCCGAGTTTACCTGCTTCTTCTAGTTTAGGTATTAATGTATGATGACTGCTCAATCACGTTATGAGAGATTGTCTTCAGACCGATCCCAGTTTCTAAATACTGCTAGACAAGCAGCAGATCTAACTCTTCCTTATCTAATCCGTGGAGAAGAAACATCTTATAAAGGTGCACGTAATCTCATTACACCGTGGCAAAGTGTAGGAGCTAAAGGTGTAGTGACGCTTGCAAGTAAACTAATGCTTGCACTGCTACCACCACAAACCAGCTTCTTTAAGCTACAGGTTAATGATATTAATATTCCTGGAGAATTAGGACCAGATATTAGATCAGAACTTGACTTGTCGTTTGCTAAAGTTGAACGCACGATTATGGAATCTATTGCAGCTTCTACTGATCGTGTTATAATTCATCAAGCACTAAAACATTTAGTCGTTGCTGGTAATGCTCTTATCTATATGGGAAAGGATGGGCTTAAATTATACCCTTTGAACCGTTATGTTGTAGATAGAGATGGCAGTGGCAATGTTATTGAAATTGTAACAAAGGAAACAATCTCTAAAAAATTACTTGAAAAAAATTATCCAGCATTTGACCTAAAAAATAACTGGGAAAATGTTGATGATTCATCAACAGATGAATGTGATGTTTATACTCACGTAACGTTAGACAACAAAACATGGGTTTGGCACCAGGAGGTTTATAATGATGTACTTCCTAAGTCAAAGGGTAAAGCTCCTGTTAATGCTAACCCTTGGCTGCCACTTAGGTTTAACCATGTTGATGGGGAAGCATATGGACGTGGACGTGTCGAAGAATTCATTGGTGATCTAAAGTCACTTGAAGCTCTGTCACAAGCCCTTGTAGAAGGCAGTGCAGCAGCTGCTAAGGTAGTGTTTACCGTTTCACCCTCCAGTACAACCAAGCCTCAAACACTTGCACAAGCAGGTAACGGAGCTATCATTCAGGGTAGACCTGATGATATTGGTGTTGTACAGGTAGGTAAAACGGCTGACTTCCAAACTGCTTATCAAATGATAGGAAGTTTATCACAACGTCTTAGTGATGCATTTCTTATTCTTAACGTAAGGAATAGTGAACGTACTACTGCTGAAGAAGTACGTATGACACAACTTGAACTTGAACAACAACTTGGGGGACTGTTCTCCCTACTAACTGTTGAGTTCCTTGTACCTTATTTGGATCGAAAACTTTCTGTTGCTCAAAGGACAGGTGAGATTCCACGTCTTCCTAAAGGTGACATTGTTAAGCCTACTATTGTAGCTGGTATTAATGCACTTGGCCGAGGTCAAGATCGTGAAAGCCTTGCACAGTTTCTTACTGTTATTGCACAAACAATGGGACCACAAGCTATCCAAGAATATATTAATCCTGAAGAAGTTGTCAAACGTTTGGCTGCTTCGTCTGGTATTGATACATTGAATCTTGTTAAGAGTATGCAAGAGATTCAGAAAGAACAACAAGCTGCTGCTCAACAGCAACAACAAATGCTGATGACTCAACAAGCTGGGCAACTAGCTTCAGTAAATCAGAAACGTGAGCAAGCATCAGCTGAAATGATACAACAACAACAACAACCACCACAATAATATGGCAGAAACTTTAACAATGAATGAAGCCCCTGCTGATCAGCCTGAATTTAATGCTGATGAGCAGAACTCTTTTGAAGTAGCAGAATCTATTTCAGGAGAATCACAACTACTTGCAGGTAAGTTTTCAGATCCACAAGCTCTGGAACAGGCTTACCTTGAACTACAAAGTAAACTAGGACAACCAAAAAATGAACCCGAAACCAGTGAAGAATGGGAGCAAGAAGAAGCCCCCGAAGAAGTACTAGAGAACCAAGAAGAGCAAAAAGAATCTACTAAAGAAGTTCTTTCTGAAAAACAAGCTGATCAGTTGTTTGAAATGGTTGGTGGTAAACAAGCTTATAAATCAATGATTGGTTGGGCTAGTGAATCTATATCTAAAGAAGAAATAAAGATGTATGATTCTGTTATGGCAGAAGGTAATCCTAACTCAATTTTCTTTGCAGTACAATCATTGTATAGTAAATATACTGATGCTGTAGGTAAAGAAGGACAAATGTTGACAGGTAAAGGTTCTAATCAAAAGAATGCTTCATTTCGTAGTCAGGCTGAACTTGTTGAAGCTATGTCAGATCCACGTTATGATAAAGATCCTGCTTACAGATCAGACATTATGCGTAAACTAGAAAACTCTGAGATTTCATTCTAATGACTGTTACCACCAACGAACACGGACAACAAAACCTCTTTGCAAAAGAACCCACCATGTACACTGACGAAAATTACACTGTGAATCATAACGAAAAAGCAGAAAAACTAAACGGTCGCCTGGCTATGCTAGGTGTGATTGCTGCGCTTGGAGCGTATACACTAACTGGTCAAATTATCCCTGGTATTTGGTAATGATTAAAAAAGCTACTAAAAAAGTTACTCCTACTGCTAAACGAGTCGCTAAAAAAGTTACTCCTACTGTTAAACGAGTTGTTAAAACTGCTAAGAAAAAATGATTGAATGCCCACAATGTACTGCGCCTCAGCAGTACGTTCTAGAACAACTACAGGCTTCTGCTGGTGTGACAGACCGTACAGCACTGGCAGTCATTATGGGTAACATCCAACAAGAGTCTAACTTTAAACCTAACATCTGCGAAGGTGGTGCTATCGTTCCTTATGATAGATGTCTTCGTGGTGGTTATGGTTTAATTCAATGGACATCTAAACATCGTTACATTGGTCTTGGCAACCATTGTACTAAACGTAACGAAGATCCTAGTGGTCTTAAATGTCAAACAGATTACATGATTAATGAGATGAGGTTTAGAAAAGATCTCTTTGCTTTTCAAACTAATCATCAAACAGTACGTTACTACATGAATGCTGCTTACTACTGGTTAGGCTGGGGTATTCATGGCAACCGTACAAAATACACTTATTCTTTTTTAACTAAACTCAAATGTCATACGGACAACTTGTACAAGATGTAGGTGGTCTTTCTATACCTCCTCATGATTATTTAGGTATCAGTCCTTCAGCAACACCAACTGATGGAACTACACCTCAAGTCTATACCTTTAAAAATGGTGGCGCAAGTGGTAACACTGTTTGCACATTATCAATTGTTTATGACGTAAGTCTAAATGTAGTATCAATTACAAAAATCTAATGTCTTTACATCTCAATCTATCCACTGGTAAATTTCTTAATAGTTCTACTTTATTTAAACTCAGCGACGCTTTACTATTAGATGTAAGCAGTGGCGAGATTGTTATGTCAAACCTGCTTGTTCCTAGAGCAGGTGTAGATTTATTTAAACTTGCTAGTCTTGATTTAAACTTCTCACAACGTAAAACCCTTACAGATAGTGTCAGTGGCAACAATCTAATCACCTTCAGCCGTGCCAGCAGTGGGACGTATGTTGGTAGTGATGGGTTGATTAAGA